ACAAATAAAAAAAAATGTCTTCACTTAAGGAAATTCAAGGTTTCACTCCTCCGGTTCTACATGCCGGAAAAGACTGGTACATTGACTTCTATGCATTCGATCCGGTAAAAGGGGAAATGCGCCGAAAAAAAATCAAACTTAATTTCATCAAAAAAGCAAACGAGCGTCGCAAGTATGCTAAAGACTACATGATCAGGCTTTCCAATAAGCTTTCGCTCGGATGGAACCCTTGGATTGAGCAGGAACAGGGGAACGCATATTTGTTGTTTAAAGATGTCATTGACAAATATCGCACATATATCTACAAAATGCTTCAGGATGGCCGATATCGCCCGGAGACATTAAAATCCTATTCTTCATATTTGCATAACATGGAACTCTACAACAAAAGCAGAGACATTCCAATCACCTATATATATCAGTTCAACAAGGATTTCTGCGTCATGCTCCTTGAAGAAGTGTATATAACCAGGGACAACACCGCTTTTACTCGAGACAATTATTTAGGCTTTTTAAAGTCATTCTCATCTTATTGCCTGGAGAGAAATTTTCTCACCCAAAACCCTACGGAAGGGATTCGTGGAATTGGGCGCAAAGGAAAAAAGAAAATCCGGACGCAATTAAAGAAAGAAGAACTGGTAAAGTTGACGGAATACCTCAAGGAAAAAAACCAGTATTTCCTCTTGGCCAGTTACATATTATACTACTGTTTTATCCGACCAGCCGAAATGAGCAAACTGACGCTTTCAAACATCAGCCTGAGCCGACAAACGATATTTGTTCCGGACACGATTTCAAAGAACAAAAAAGACGGTACCATTACTCTTCCTGCAAAAGTAATTCACCTAATGCTAGACCTTAATATATTCAATAAGCCAGGGCATTATTTTATATTTTCGGATGGCTTCAGGCCAGGACCCAAACAAAGGTCTGAAAAGATGTTCCGGGACTGGTGGGCTCACCATGTACGATTAGACCTGAAGTTCCCGGCTCAATATAAATTCTATTCACTCAAAGACACCGGCATCACCAATATGCTACGACATTATGATACCTTGAGTGTACGGGATCAGGCACGGCATAGCAGCATACTCATGACTGATATCTATACCCCACACGACATTCAAGAGGCAAATTCCCTTATCAAGAATTACGAAGACGCCTTTTAAAAAAGTCGCTCCGGTTCATGCCCGGAGCGACTTTTTTTTCTTCACAGACGCATAAATTTCAAACCTACCGTCCTACAGTCCTACAGAATCAATCGACTATCGAATAAATTGAAAGGTCAGGCTGGGCGACACTCAATGGCGCATCCTCTCCATACATAGTCAGACAAACAGCATACCGCCTAATACTTCGTTCGATGACCTGTAGCGTTGGTTTCTCCGGATACTGAGAACTTGCAAAACTTACCAGTTCAATACCATTTTCATCCTTTCCATACGGACGAAAGTCATAACGCACAATCCATTGGCCGTCGGATAATTGCTCAATCGGCTTCGCAGAGCAGCGGGGTAAAATATTTTTTTGCATTGCCTTTTTTTATTTGTTTATAGATTATTTTACGAGGTTTATATTCATTCTTTAGAACGAATTTATCAAAATGGCCTTCTATATAAACATACGTCCACCATTCATACGCAATCAACTTAGAAACCTTGCGACGCAAATTATAACTTTGAAAATGTCGCATCAACCCAAAATAGCTATTCATGGTTGCAACAAACTTCTCTGCAAACTGCTCCGCAAAGCCATCTTCGGCTATTTTATTATATCGATGAATAGCATTATATAAATTCCCAACCGTCCGGTTTGATATATACGTCCTGCCAGGCTTTACAACTGCACCAACCCATTGCACCCCTTTCGAATAATGTTGGATATATATTTTCTTAGGATGCATTGTGATACGAAGTTGCTCGTGCAGCCATGTACGCATTTTCGGTATCAGCTTTCTAGCAAATTCTAAAGTTGGAACAACGAAAAAGCAATCATCTACAAAACGGATGTAATCTTTAATTCCAAGCACGACAATGATATAATAATCAAATACAGAAGCATAAAAGTTTGCATTAATCTGCGTAGTAAGATTACCAAGAGGCCCACCCTTATCAGGATCACTATTAAAAAGGCTTTTATCTGCAGGAATGTTATCCCACATAGACAAAGGCGACTTCCTTACACAATGATCTTCAGGGCAATCAAAAACAACCATTCTCAGCAAATAGAGCAGGCATTCGATGTCATCTCCAGTATAATTCTCCCGAATATATATATCGCTCATTTCCCATAGAATGGACTTACTCATGTTCATGAAGAATCCCTTAAAATCAATCTTCACAAGATAGCAATCCTTCGTGTAGTTGCAGGAAACAGTTCGAACCATGTTTTCCGCAGCTCTCACTGCAGATAAGCTACCTTCCCCTTTACGGCAGTTTTTTGACACATTTCCAAGTTCGACAAACCTCTTTTCATAAATAGGTTCAAGCCGCAAACTTATCCAATGATGCACTATTGTATCGGAATAATCTGCAGAAAAGATTTCCCTGTAAACAGGGTGAGAGACTACAAAACAGGAAAAAAGGGAAGGTTGCCATACGCCGAACCGAATATCATCCCAAAGCTTAACCAGTATAACCGAAGACGTGCAACTAAATCTCAGATAATCCTTATTGCTTCTTTTGTTTTTTTCGCATTCCAACGAAGCTTCATAAATTGAAAAAAAAGGGATGTCATAGACCACCGATTCTGTTGCTGAAACGGCCCGCACAGGATAAGAGGCATTCTTACCGTTGGTGTTGACGTTGCCGTTGTTGAAGTTCACGATCCAAGACGACCCGGACGCTGCAGTCACTTTCTTAGCCTTATCCGATTCATCATCGGCAAACTGCCCAATAGAATTTAATGATTGCTCTCCCATCTTCACCGTGACAAAGATGGCTCTGGCTTTGAGTAAGAACTATTACGCCATCCTGTCGCTTGCTTACCAATGCTCCCGGATAACAGGGCAAATTCAGCAGCTTGAGTATTAGTAATAATCTTCCTTTCTTTACATACCCTTATTAATAAACCTAGTGTATCAAACTTAATTGCAAATTGTTGTAGTATCTTATACCTGTTCTGTCTATCAGAGTTTGCACTTTGAATAAGCTCACAACACTCAAGCGCAACATTCGTCAACCGTGTTCCAAGATCATATTTATACCCTTTGGGGAATTCATCACGTGCATCATAAAGTTTCATCAATAATTCGAACATGTCTTTATAGACCTTTAACTCCTGAGCTAATGCCATTGCTAAATTGTGTTTAAAATGCTATCTCAAAATCAAGGTCACAAAGTTAATTATTTCAAAATCATTAACAATGTTTTTGCAATATTTTTCACCAAAAAAAAGCCCCTACCGGGGCTCTTTTCAGCATAACTCTTTAAGAGATAAAGAGTTAAAGGGATAAAGGGCTAGAGATTGCTGAAACGGCCCGCACAGGATAAGAGGCATTCTTACCGTTGGTGCTGACGTTGCCGTAGTTGAAGTACACGATCCAAGACGCCCGGAATCCCATTCGGTGGACGTCCAATGCCAATCATTGCTAAAATTATTAACACTTCCAAAAACGGAAGTTATTAAGTTGTTGATTTCCAGTTTGTATTTAGCGCACATAAACATTTCACCAAATGCTCCAAGATGCCACTCTGTTATATCATCAACCCCGTCAGACTCAATCGTACAAGCCTTATAAGAAGAAGCAATCTCAGCAGCAGGAGCACCCAAAATCCCCTGAGTATCCGTAGTACCCGAAAGAGCTTCGAGGATTATCGCCGTGTTAGCCTTTCCTGAAAAATCATCATATAATCCTTGATTTCCTATACCATAATTTTTCAATCCTTTAAGATCCGTTCCATACCCGCCCCACTTATGAACTCGAGACCCCGACTTGTCAAGACAGTAGCTTTTAGCAATAAGGAATTGTCTTGCTTCTGCCCGAATCCGAAGGCCAATCCGGACATATTTCGAACGGTTGTTAGCGGACAGCGTGTTCCATTCTTCCGAAGTAAAAAAGGCATGTTTCTTCTCTTGAATATTAATCGTTGCAATAGAAAGATCCAAAAGACCTCCCGCCCAACGGATATAGTCGGCTATCTTACTAGCCGGCGTATCGACTGTCACTCCTTCAAAACCCAAGTCTGTCAACGCTGCGACCAGTTTTTCTTTATTCATACGCAGCAGCAATGCGTTTTTATCTTTTACGTCCATTTTATAAAATTATTCATTAGAAAAAGCTCTTACACGATAATCAACAGTCGCCTTGGAAATAGTATTCACACGTCCTGTACTCAATTCCACCGCCCAGGCGGTATTATTATCCCAAATCGTAGACGCACAATAATATTTATCCTTTAATACAGAATCCCCGCTCCACATATAGCGCATCATTTCATCTATCGGATCACGATATAGATAGGTTAATATTAGGTGTCCTGTACTAGCAAGAAACCACTTGGTTGTATCTTCCAGTCCATCTTCTTCCAAGGTGAACGCCTTATAAGACGCAGCAGCTTCAGCGGCAGGGGCTCCAGTCACACCGTTATTTATTGAACCCCGAAGGGCTTCAATAATAGTTTGCGTATCCTCCTCGCCATTAAAATAGCTATACATCTTCCCTAACCCTTTTTGCGTAATTCCTTCAATGTTTTTGCCATAACCACCCCAACAGAATAAAGTTGTGAAATTTGCAGCAACGCAGTCCTGAGCGGCAATCACAAATGACTGGCAATGAGCACGCACCCGGACACCTCGTTTAATAAACAATAACTTGTTTGCCGTAGTCAAGGAATCCCATTCTTCTCGAGTAAAAAAATACCGGCTATTATCAGATATCTTGTTGCAAGCGAGATTAACATCCAAAAGCCCAGTCGCCCATCGGATTCGCCGGGCAAAATCACTTGCCCGGGATTCTTCAGTCATATCGGTAAAGCCTATCTCATTGAAAGCCTTCACTTGATCCTGCTTATTTAAACGCAGCAGGGTTGCGCTTTGCTGATTTGTACTCATAATCATTATTTATTTACTAAGTCATTTATATCCATATTTTCCTCGGCATATCGCTCCAAATACTCTTCATATGTTTCCCCATTGTAGAAGAAAAGAATCTCCTCAATGTTATCCAAGGTTACTTCATCGTAGTAAGGCTCTCCACCGTAAGACTCCGCATTAAACTGATCCACCTCATAGATGTAGGCATCGATACCGATCTGAATATTCAATTCATCAAACCGAAGCTCTAAGTTATCATAGTCTTCATCATCCTGGAAGCGGGTTAATTCATACTTACCGCACAATTTGCACTTACTGTTAAGAGTGTTCCCAAACTGGTCTATGCCGCCAAGATTGGCATTATACCAAACTTTAAGGTCTGTACCATCGCCTTTCATGACTAAACCAACCAGGCGAATATATTTCAGTGACCGATTCTCCAGGTTAAATAGTTCCTCAAACAAAGCGAACCCGTTCAGCTTGGCACAATTTTCCACCCACAAACCGGTGACAGAGCCAATCCGGTCAAATACAATTCCGTTACGATTCAAGTTCGGCAAAGAGCGTAGATTCAAAGTCTGATATTCAGATGGCAAATGAAGCCGGCGAAGAGGGGCACCTTCAGCAACTGCAATGGTAGACATTGAAGTACAACCGGAAGCATTTATCTCTTCCACACGGGTACACATCTGCAAATCTAAAGAAGGCAACTTGGTATAATTACGAATATCCAGAGCCCGAAGCATCGGAAGTTTGTCCCCAATGACCAATTCAGTAAGAGCATTCAGTTTCTCTGCATCTCCCATTATCAATTTTTCCAAGACAGGAAGTTTCGGAAGGCTGACGTCGGTAAATCCTCCCCATCCTGACAGGTTGAGTTCTTTCATGAATATACCGCCCAACAGATGGAAAATTGTACCAACATTGGCTACTTGGTTATATGTATAACTCCACTCCTGGCCCTTATCAACTTTACTATGCACCATTGTGTCACCTTCTCTCCGGAACTCAAAATAGAAGTCACGTGAAGGGATTGCTTTCACTGTTGCACCTGTAGCACTGTTACCTTTCCAGGAGATGTCAGTTGCTGTATATTGCCCGGAGCTATATTTCGCATCAAACAAGTTCATACGATTAGTTACCCACCAATGGCGATGCGCTTCACGGCTTCCCTGCATAGCTTCCAAATAGGAATATTTCACCGTTGAAACAACTCCATTTTGATTCACTTCAACGCCCAGTGTTTTCGGATCAACATATTTATAAAGGGCGTCAAGGTTATAAATTCGCTCACAATACTTATTGCTTTGCTCCTTATCGAACATGTTGAATATTGTTTCATTGGACATTTTCGCACGAATACGTTTATACGCAGCTTCTAGCTCTGCCGGACATTGTTCTCGAAGGTTTTTCCATAGCACGCTACCATGTCCGGCATAAGCATATACCACCTTGCCATCAGTTGACAGTTCTGTATCAATGCTATTCTCGTCTATATCCCAACCATATTTCAAACGCCCATCATTGCGAACACCTAAGATAGTATCACAATCATAGAATATCATGTAAGCCAAAACTTTATCTAACGAGGGTTCATAGAAAAAGGCCATCATCATATTTTTGACACGCTGGTCGACGCATCCGAATATTTCGGTAAACATATAATAGTCACACAGGTAATCTACGTCAAAATAATCCGAGAGTTCAGCCTTGAACTTCTCCCCGTTCCCTTCTGTCGATTTCACCCATTTAACCAGACGCTCCAAATATTTAGGCTTTAGGGTTCCCGCTTCATATTGATCGTTAATTTCGTCATCATCCGGGAAACGTGCTTCAAACACATCTAACCATGCAGGGACACCTTTGTCGTTCTTTCGGTCAAAATCATCATCCAAAAACATTCCCATCGAGTAATCGTTATTAAGAAATTCCCAACACTCCGTCGGGTTCTTCCCGCCAAACTTCTCATTTACCCAAGGCGCATCATGATATCCTGGTATATCCCGGAATCCAAAGACAATCTCGGTTGATTTATCATTATTAAAATTAAACTTACCCAATAAAACAGGAGTATCATTTACCGTTCTACGATAGAACAGCAAACACGGTTCACCATCAATAGTAGTGCGAATGTCGTATTGATAACGATTTGTATCAACATACCTTTGCACGGGTGTCAGTTCGTTGATGCTAACAAGTATATTGTGTACAAGCTTGGCCATACCGGTATTGTGAGAAGAAGAAGATTCTGCATGATCAGCTTTTGCACAAAAACACCCTACGGGAGCGGACGGCTTTGCTCCTGCAGTAGCTGCACGGAAAGAGTACAACGGCTCTTCTTGAATTATACCACCAAGTCCCAAGCTGTCACATCCAATGTAAAGCACACAAAGATTCCCATTAGAATCAACCATATAAATGCGATAATTCTTCATTGGATACGCTAGAGAAGAAGTTCCCTGTAAACTAATACATCCACCCAATAAACGGAAGTTCGTTTCAGGTTGCGAACGTTTAATACCTAAAATTTCATCAGTATCAAACTTCATTTTTTTATTATTCACCACAGCAGCCTGCAAAACTGTTGCAATCCCATTCGCCTGCTCTCCGGTAATAACGATATATCGCATGTCATCCGGTACACTATCAACCGTCACATTCCCATTGTCATCAAGTACATTATTACTTTCGTATTTTGCAAGCAAATCCTCCACAGTATCCTGATCAATAGTGAAGCAATCGAGCATTTGGGCATCCGTCAGATATGTTGTATAAGCACGCATCAAATAAACATCCAAAGTCGCACCGGACGCTCCCATCGTTATGTATTGCGGATCCTCCTGGTAAATAGAATCCGAAGTTCCCCGCTGAACACTGCCGGACATGATGCCATTGATATATAAATACACCATTTCCGTATTCTCCAGTTCGTACCCGGACGCTCCTTCCATCGCTTTCGGGAACGAAACGAATCCTACCTCATACACCGTTCCTGGTTCCATCTGCCTAGAAAGAGAACTGTTGCCCTTAGTCACCATTCGCACTTCCTGGGGGGTAATAATAAACCCGGTTCCCGCACTATCTACACAACGGATAACTTCCGCATCATCATCAGTCACTTCAGACACCTTGTACTTAATCATAAACGCAAATGCATTATCTGCATTCTGATCAGGCTGACGTAACGGCATAAACTTCACTGTAGAACGTGCATTATCTGTATGCCGAAGCGCATTATTTAACCAACCATCACCGCCCCACTTAAATCCTAAGAAATCAGTAACGATATCACCATACGTCCAAGACTCTTTGTTAGTATCACTATTACTCCTTCCCTGAGCCGAAAGTCTAAGAGCCAGGTTATCGGTCGGTTCTGAAATGTCCAGTTCCGATTTAGACACGGCCAACTCATAATTATAGACTGTATCCTTACACACAATACGGCAGGAAGTGGATTCCGGGTTCATCGCACGCATTGTTAATCTTGTCGTTATAAATGCAACTGACGTAGACGATAACAAGTTCTGTCCTTCATAGATCTCTACGGCTGCCGGCGTAGCCTTCGGATCATAAACCGCATAGATAAGAGTGTAATTATCATATTGCCTGGCGGGAATATAAGGATGCCCATTCTTTTCAATAACAGTCCCATCCTGATAATCAAATCGTGAAGCAATTACCGGAAGCGTTTTCCCCGATTCACGAACAGCAATATCAAAGTAAATGCTGTTACTTTTAATTGCATCTCCGCCGGCCATTTCAAGTTCTGCAACCATCTGCACTGAGTGTGTCCCATGCCCCATGCCCGAAGTCGCAACAGCAAACGAACCATTACCAGTACTCGTTGATATGGTTCTGTATTCCTGCTCCACTCCATCCACAAAACAGCGTAGCTTTTTTGTACCGGAGCCTGCAAGAGCATACGGAACATTAACAGTGTTTCCTCTATTTATGACCGAAGCAACATTAAAAGAACTGGTCAGCGTTAACTGGACTACATTCACCGTCCAGGTAAGACTGGACACCTGCATTTCTTCTCCTTCCCCAACCGTCACCTTTAATTTCACCGTATTAGTCCCTACTCCAATGTATTTCGTTACATCGACAGTTTGCTGACTACCCGCCGGAATAGAACTTTCAAGAGTGCTACTTGTTGCCCCCCTGGTGATTGAAACGACAGCTTTACCTGCATTTCCTGTAGTATTCCCATCCCCATCGACATGATCAAAAAGATAGGAGAGTTTCACTTCATCTCCGGATTTGACCGTAGGGTTTGCCGTTATACGAGTTAATACTATCTTCGTTGCAGCAACAGTTCCACCACCGCCACCGCCGGTAAACATTTCGGTAGTACTCATCACCTCCCCATTTTCATCTAGCAGAGATAATGAGTAAGCCTTATTATCACCATCACCAATAACATTCAACTTTAATTCTTTGCCCGGCTGTATCCCTGCAAGGGCTGCAAAAATAGCACCACCTTCAACAGGATTAGTTCCACCTTGAGTCAATGTTTTGTCCGTTGTCGTTATCGGTACTTCGATGCTCACATTACCTGATTCATCCGGTGTGAGTTCTTCCACTGCAGTCCCTTTTGTCAGTGTCACTTTCTTCACAGATCCTGCTCCTCCATACTCTTCCCAAGCAGAGGAAGCCGCAAAAGTCTCGAGGCTTGTTCCGGAGAACCTATAATCCACCCACTTCCCGGAAGATATTTCAAAAGTGATTATCATGCCGGACTTTTGTTCATCGGGAATTTCCGCAGAGGACACTGCGACCACTGCCGAATCCTTTGAATAAAAGCCACTCGCCAACGGATGCAAAAGGGTAACATTATAGAAGCCGCTCCCGGATCCACTCCCGGAACCGCCAAAGCCCGTCCACTTTGTGTCGTCCAGCCATTCATCCAGGGCACTTCCTATAAACTGTTTCGTTTCCCACTGATTTGTGTCAACAGTATAAGTTATAACAGAACCAACATTCCGATACTCTGTCTTATCAGTTCCGGATTTATCTGTAATGGCAATACGAGCACTAGGCAGTGTGTATATCCCCGATCCGCACAAAGCATTCACATTAATAACCGGTATATTTCCGGCCACCGACTCCGCAATGGTCAAAGCTTGTTCCGCATTCGCTAATGCAGACCCGGCCTTATTCTTGGCATCCGTAGCAACAGCAGCGGCAGAAACAGAGGCGTTAATTGCGTTTTCTGCATTTATCTTTGCATCAGAGGCATCTGCAGCGGCGGCATCTGCTGTAGTTTTAGCGCCGGATGCGGTATTTAATGCAGAAGAAGCCGTACTATTAGCAGAACTTGCCAGTCCTTTGGCGGCATCAGCAGTCTTCTGTACATTATTCATTTGCTCTACCGTTGCATAACCGGTAGCATCAATACCACCAACTCCTCCCGATTCTCCAGTAGACGACCACACGCCGTCTGCAGCAGCCCAAATCGGACCGGGAACAGTCTTGCCCACAATAGCCCAATCACCGTCCACGGGAGTCGGGAAAGCCAATTTCAGGGCATCTCCGGTTGCATGTAACCCTTTACATTTATTAGTTGCATATTTGAGCTTCGTTACCTCTGAATCTATTTTCTGATTATTCGCATTGATGGCGGTAGCTGCTTCACCCCAATTACCTGTTTTTTTTATTTCGTTGAGTTCCATATTTATACATTTACATACCATTGTATCATTTTACTATCAGCTCCTGAATGCGTCGTATCGTGTCTCACACGAGCGACAGCAGTAAGTCTAACCATCCCGCCCCTCTGAACTGGATACGTAGTTCCCAATGAATTACCGTCCGAACTCAAGAATTGTCCAAGCCTAACGTTATCAACAGTGCACCCATAATCAATGGGAACACCAGTAGCACCATACACCAAATAGATCGGATTACATTTCCATGAATTTTGAGAGAATCCATAATACGGATCAACTCGGACCAGGAAAGTAACTCCGTCCATATCAAGTGTATTAGGCAAAGCAAAATAAGAATACTCTCCGACTCTATCTTGAGTTGTTATATGCTCCACTGTTATATTGCCACTTGCATAAAACTCCCTATTGAGAATAAATCGGGGATCTATAGTTCTACTCCCGGCAAGTTGGATGCCACCTGTCGTTACAAAAGGTTTGCTGCATATAGTATTGAAAGACAGCATATCTTTTCCCCACTCCATCGTGTTCCTACCGGTAATCGAGCTTTTAATATATCCCTCACCAAATCCTAATTTGAACAAAAGGCTCTCAATCGTTCCTTTTTTATCCATTCTTGTTATATTCCGGCCAGAAAAGTATGTTCCAACAACCTCGGTTTCTTCACTAAAAATGGCATCCTCTTCAATATTCCATCCTCCAATGCTGCCTTTTTTAGATTTTATTTCTCCATTGAATATTCCATTCTCAGCATACACCGTTCCCCGGAGAATAACATCATTCAGAATGGCACGGCCACCATGAGTCAGTACTACCTTGGCTATGCTTTTCAATTCTTCATCCGTAAGCCGATAGTTGGGATTGTCCTTATATAGCATTGCAGCCTTAATAGCTTGCTCTAAACTGCCGCCTGCCCAAAAAGCTATATCATCGTCGTCGTTATAGATCCCCGATACACCTGCAGTCAACTTCTGTAACTTGCCATTACTATAGTTCCCAAGTTGCAACATATTAGCCATGACCAGGCCGCCAAGAATGTCCACGCTGCCATTTTTTATGGAATCAGACAAATACTGGAGAGACTGCAGTTCGGAGAGCGATTTATCACTATCCAGGGGCGATGGTGTCCAGTCCGTGACAACCGTTCCTCGCTCGAGTTTCAGATCACAAAGTATTGCGGTTCCGGAGATGAGGAACACAGAATTACCGATGCATTTGAATTTATGGATATATCTTTCATAATCGGCTGTGAGCTCTTGAGATACAGAGTAATCACCGCACGACACAGCCACATTTTCACCTTTTGCTTTATAGGATACAACATAATTTTCATTAGGGATGAGTTTTACTGATTGAGACAAAGAGCCAAGCGTAACCGCAAATCCGGATACCGCAACATCATCTTCCTGCACTGAAGCAATGCCTGTCCAGTCTTTTAATTTCTTACAATACAATTCAGAACCTTCTTCCAGTTCCGTATCCTCACTTAGTACCTCCGAATCATATTGGCCGGTAAAGCCACTATTCTGCAAAATATTCACAGAACCGAGGTCTACAGCCTTCGCCACTTCCTCCGGAAGATCTGATAAGTTCCCTGCACCGGTTGAGCCATTTTTTATACGAAGTACTCCTGTCAGTTTATTATTACCAGGACGAAGAACCGACTCCGGTTCAGGAAGAACAAAAGAGTTTATCCCAACATATTGCTTGAAACAGGGAGCATCAGGTCCAACCGATGATATCACCTGGACATTCATCAAGTCTGAATCCGTGGCGTGTCCGAATTGTGCGATTACATCTCCCGGTTCCGGGAGATCGCTTCCTTCAGCACACTCTGTTTTTGAAAGGCCAATGTAATTCTCACCGACATAGGATACCAATCGCCAGTAATATTTCTGCTTTGCACCGGAGAACACTTCGCAACGCCCCAAGGCACCTACGGTAAAAGCCTGATCGACATCATATATTCCCTGATTATTTTGGTTGCCTGCATCAAAATAGCACCGGTAATTATCATCCAATTCTTCAACCCTGGTACATTGAATCCTGGCAGGAGAGATAACCAATTCCCCGCCAATATGCTGAAGGCTCTCAATCAGAAGTTCTTTAAATTCAGCCCGAATCCGGACATGAAGTTTGTCAACCTCTAGCATAGATTCACCGGTGGCAGGATCGCATTTCAACCGATATCCATGTCCGTCTTCTCCTGCGTCATATTTTTCCGAAGACAGGAGATCTGTTACAGCCCCCTTCGCAAACTTAATGTTCTCCTGGGCAATATTATTCAAGAACGAATATGCTTGGTCAGCATAGCCGGCTTTCACCTTCTTTCCGGCAAGGAGCAGATATTCCGCAGTGTATCCAAGCAGATTCAGCAAATCGATGTTGCCATGATGATGCCCAACTCCACCACCTCCACCATAATTCTTTGCAAGCCGTTCAGCTACAAAATCACTCAACGAACCGGCAGTCGTTGCATTCCAAACTTCCGAGTAAGGTTCCTGAACAGGAAGAAGCACCCCCTCTGACAATGGAAGGCGAGGGAATTCAACAAGTCGAGGGGGTACTGTAAAAGAACCGAGAGCCGGTACTGTTATGTTAAGTTGGCCGGTCGGAATTTCGGTCCTCGAAAGGTTCAACAGAGGTTTCGCATCAGCATACTTATAAGTGAAAGTATAATTGCTAGGTAACTCTTTATCTGTATAGGAAGCGTTACTCTCTACAACGATAATCGGACGAAGATAAGACTCAATATACAAGTACTTTTTCAGCGATGGGAAAAAGTCAAGCAACCAGGTACGCTCTTTTTTATCCAGGAAGCCAGTGTTTTTTTGATATTTCCGGGCAGTATCGACACGATACTCAACAGAAGTCTCGTTTATCTCAGCGACATTGTGGGTATGCTCGCCGGTGAAAGTCGTAGTCCCATACGCACGAAATGTATCAATACCACCGAGACTGTTTTCAAACAGAATCCATTGTTCGGTTTCTGATTTAATATCAGAAGCGTAATACCGTTGTATATATGTCAGTCGTTCTCCCTTCGGATTTTCAACGAACACGTCGTAATAAGCCGGCATTTTTCCCAATTTCTCAAAAACGGAAGCATATTGTAATGGAATGGTATAGGCTTTATTTTTTGAAAATCCGGCAAGCTCCAAATCACTCTGCGAAATAACCTCGCCTTCCCCGTTTGTAAAATAGGCACGAAGTTTAGCATTACAATCTTGAGTTGCATAATACGTCAGAAATTCCGGAGAATAATATGTGACTGGCTTTATATTAGGTTGCCAGGTAAGGAAGTTTTGCGTTAAGAAGTTCATTGCCGTATCAGCAAACATATCAATACCGCAACGAATAGCTGTAAATAAGACTTCAGTACCGGAGATGACAGCTTTGAAAGTAGAAACAATCGAAGTCTGCTCATATACAAGCGAAGTGTTACTGAATTGAAAAGACAGACGTGCATGGACTATATCATGAACATCAACAATAACGATGCCATCCGCACCAGGTTCATAACTTCTAGATACAATCTCCTCCTCTCCCTGAAAAAGAACGAAGAAAATTGTATCTGTAGTTTGAATACGGAACTCCTTTATATTTCCGCTTAACGACAAGGAATCAGGTTGTTGTAAAATTGTCATAATTCTTTTTTATGACGAAAGTAGCAGAAGTACATAGTGAGACAAAGGACAGAAATAATACTAAAACGGAGTCTTGAACGGCCGAAGCCTGGAAACCACACGGTGAAAGTGCCTTTTGTTATCCCGTCCTTCCGTATAATAAGCGAAAGAACGTTCATAATAATATCCTCCCGCAGCGACCTGTTCTTTCGTCGGAAGAGGTGGATATATAGCAGGGAGTTTATCATATCCCCCTCTAGTTTCCTCAAATTTGACTGTTTCGGCATTATACTCTGCTTCGGAAATATCATAAGTGTTCCGGTCAATACTCCAACAGTATGCGTTGTCCAAAAGGGGGAAATGCTTTGCTTCTGGCAGAGCTATCTCTACAGGTTCATATAATCGGGTAGTATAAAAGCTTGATTCGATTGGCTCATTCTCTCCCCCAATGTAATACTTCAGTTTATCAATAAACAGTTCCTGACCATCAATAATCACTTTCCGATGAGACGGAATGTTCATCTTCTGATGATCAGACAAGAGGATATCACCCTTAACCGGATGCATCGAATTTCGCAATAAATTATCATAAGTACGATAGAACTTTTCAAAGATACCATCCGGCCCGTTATACAGGAGCGAATAATCTGCAAATTTCTCTCTATCACAGGTGTAATTAGTGCAAGTTCCCGCACTGTATCCATCTTTGTAATAATACACAAATGCAAGCATCGGAGCCTGATTTTTATTGGATGCTATCTCTGCGTCCTGTTTCTTATCTTCATCTTCACTATCAGAAGTACCGGCTATCACCAACGTAGAGTTTAAGGCACAGCCATCACCAACATAGGGAATGGGAATTAAAGTACGCTGATATCTATTTGCTGCAGGGCGGTCTGAAGGGGCACGGGATTCATGTATCAAAGAGAACATTGCATCAGGGCAGGTGATCTTCTTTTCCTTCAATGATCCTCCTGCCATATAGGGAATCGTAGCGGTAGATATCTTCTGATTAATTTTAGAGTAGTCCGAATATCCGACACGATAATAGCATCCAGTCACTGTGTCATAACAAGCGTTAGGATACTTGGTCTTTATATCCGCTGCCGAATCATAAGAGTCGCCATCAGTAATTGATGATTCGGAAGATAAGGACACTTTCTGATATGTAGGTATCCCAAATTCAAGCGGAGAAGTCAGACAATCTGTTAGGTCTGTTTCCGCTTTCATTTTAGCTACTTCATCGAAGAATTCAATTTTCACGGTCCTGGCAACTTCGTCCGGAATAAACTCACACAAGAACTTTTTTCTAAATACATTCAGTATCGTATTGCACATACAGTCCGGGACCAAATGTGAAAGTAAAATAGAGCCATTCACAAGTGTATCAATAGTATTATTAATAAATACCATACTACTAAAGGGATGCGTTACATCAAAGAAATTTTCAAGCAAGGTATATCCAAAATAAGAGAAAATACGTCTTAACAGATAAGGAGCACGAATAAAAGGGCTCATATAATATCCCGGATCTAATTTTACGCTGATTCCATCCACCTCTTCCAATCTAGAAAATGAATTATAAAACCCTAGGGTTCCATTTTGTCGCCGGTCAATAAGACTGCCTGAAGCTGTCATATATTCCATCCGGTTCACATAACGACGCTCTCCATCTAAGTCAACATAAATAGGAAAAATAGCGAACTGACTATTTTGATTTGAGAGTAAAGACCGGCAAAAATCAATACCTTGCTGAACTGTATTAATACCAGGGATAGTTTCATCGCCCAACATCTCCCTCAACGAGACTTTCGATATTTGAGATAGGAAGGACCCCTCATTCAAATAGAATGATGTGGAAAGAGTTTGTTTGCGCTTAATACTCAAAATCGCCTGCCGGCAGGCTGAAAAATATTCTCCGGAGGAAATTGTAGCTTGGATATCCGCCGGAAGCTTCCGCATGCCTGTAATGTCCGGATAGCCTAGTGCTTCCTGGTTATAATCCGAATCCGGTATGTCAACAGGCAATGTCTGCTCTCCCCACTCATTAAAAAACAGATTAGTGCGTTCAACCTCAAGTTGTGTTCCCGGCTCCAGTTGATAGGGTTTTCCGGTTTTTGAATTCGTTATTTTCATAATTATTCTTTTGAGCCAATTTTACGAGACTGTTCCCGGAGTGCCTGTTTCTTTTCAAAATCACTCAAGACAATAGGTGCTTTAACTCCTTTTTCATTCATATTAATAATAGCATTAGCAAACTTTTCCATGAGTTCCGGTGGCAATGCAGCTCCACTTCCGTTATCCTTTGGAGCTTCAGGCGAAGATGGTATTGACTGTGAGATACTTCCACCGGATTTGAATCCGGCCATCTTTGACCGAATAGCCTGATTCAAATCAAGCGTCCGGATAGTGCCGGCCTGTTGTGACCTGTCAATCATATCCAAGATGGGACCAATCGTCGGATTCTCGACTGCCGCATTACTGGCCACCCATTCCTTCGACTGGCCTGCCGGTCCTTCTCCTACGATTACGGTCGGCTTATCTATAAATCCACGTGCGTCCGGATCATAGTCGGCATCTTCAAACAGTTTTCCATCCTGAGCACGACGCACATCTATTTTGCCTCCATCTTCGCGACCGGTTGCAACACGGGCACCGGTCCCCTTTGAAGAACTACTTCCGCCGGAAAGAGTCATATTTTTAACCTTTTGCCGTTCCGCATTTGCCGAAGCAAGTTGCGCAACCCCTGTTATCCCCATAAGTGCAGCTGCTATCGGGCCGGCAATGGGACCTAAATCGGCAATGGCTTTCATTATCGAAACGGCAGTATCAGCTATAATCTGAGAAGCTTTGATGGCAAAGTTCACATCCGCATATTTCTTCTCAATATCCAGTTTCTTCTGTGCCTTTTCCTTCTCCAGGCGTTCAACTTCTTCAGCATTTCCCTGAGCCGCTTCAATTTCCGCATCATACTTGGCATCTACATTATCCATTTCGGCCTGCTGAAGTGCTTGTACAGCTCCGGAGAATAGATCCAGGTAGTAATCAAACTGCTTTTTAAATGAATCACGCTTCAGGTTCTGAACAGCCTTCTCGTGTTCTTCCTGGGTGAGTGTTTCATTATCCAGGTATTGCTGCAACTGTTGGAGCTGCAGATCATATTGCTGCTGTTGATTCAGAAGTCCGTACTGATTGCGGATTTGATTGATACGGTTCTCACTATTCTGAACTAATTGCTCTTTTGCTTTCAGGTATGCTTCATCAAGTTCCTTTGTATCCAGGTGTTCCTTTTCGGCCAGTTCCTTACGTGCCTTGTAAGTTGCATCAAGAACTTTCATTTGTGCCTGCAGGTCCTCTCCGACCGTAGTGAGTTTAAACTGACTCTTGAAATCCTTAGTCAGATCATTCATTTTCGTCTGAATAGCTGCACGGGCATTGGCAGCATCTTGATCAGCCGATAAAACAGCCGCATTTGCCTGTTTTACAGTATCCGCTTTCAACTTTCCATTCTTCAGTTCAAGGTCGTTGACATCATTCAAATACCGTTGTTCGATGGCCAACCGGGTTTCGGCACTGGCGGAAGTCAAGGCAAGTGTCATCATTGAAAATTGCTCCTGGGTGATATGCTTCGCTGCAAGTTCACTAGTGAGGAACATTTTTTGTGAGGCAGTAACGGCCTTCTCTTTCTCTAAATCTTCCTGGCGCATTTTTTCAACGGTAGACACCTTTTGCTTTTCCAGAGAAACCTCTGTATCAATCAGCTTTGACTTTGCATCGACGATTTGTTTCTGATAATCGGCCTTTTTTGCTGACTTCGTTTCAGTAGCTTTAAATTGCTCGAGTAATTTAATACGCTGATTATAATAAGCCTGATCAGACTTTAGGATTGCTAAATTAATATCTTCTTCAGCCTGCTGTTTTTCACGCCCGGCAAGGCGAATTTCATTAATTTCTGCTTCATGGTCCGAATCCTGATTTTTAAGTGCGACCGCATTAGGATCTGACTTGTCTTTCTCTACAGGAGTCGTCGGGAAACGCTTATTATAAATTTCTTGCGCTATTTCCCGGTACTGGTCTGCCGCATTCTGCTCATCCTGCAGCCATGCCGAGAGCATAGACTTATTCATGTTATTGAATCGCTTTTGAGCTTCCGTTGCATCATCCTGCGCCTTTATCCTTTCCTTGACTATTTTATCAATGCCATCACCCGAAATCTTATCAAGTTGGGCAGTGATACCGGCCAGTTCGTCTCTAAGTTCAGCAATCCTTTCTGCATTAGCATCTCTCTCAGTAGCTGTCATTTCACGCATACCTTCATCCTTTGTATTGCCATACCCTGTACCACCGGCCCAAACTTTCCCCCTTTTATTCTGCAGTATAAGAGAGTCCATTTCAGCTTTAGCTTCCTCTTTCTTTGCCTTAAGACTCTTTATCTCTTCCCGATGAACGAAATTTAATCGAGCTTTCTCGGCAGCCAGGTAATCATATACCTTTTGAGTATTAACAGAAATAGCATTTCCGTATTGATCCCATTCGGATATAGCAGAAGGAACAATGGTGGATATCTGTTCAATCAGAGAATTCAGTTCTTTCTGCTCTTCAGCATTGCGGTTAACCTTGCCGGCCAACTCATCATAACGAGATGCCATGCCAGGAAGCTGTCTTTCTAAATTTACAACCTTTTCCATTTGGTCTTCAAAGGTGTCCGACAAAGGCTCTATGACCTTTGTGATATCCGCAACAAAATTACTGGCCCAGGATAGTCCTTTTTTGAAGAAACTCTCCATGCGTTTACCCATTTTATTCCAAAGGTTATCTAAAGTGTCTTTGAAATTAGACTCCATACCTTCGAGCTCCTTCATCTGAGTAGCCATTGAACCGGAGATGCCATCCAATTTTCCTAAGCTCAACAAGTAACTCTTTATCGCTTCTTCTGAATTCTGAACTTCGGTAGTAACGCCTCGGAAGGTGTATTTCACGGTATTTCCGTTCTTACTTGCCTTGATACCGAATTCTTTTAAACGTTCATTCTCACCGGTCATGGCGTCCAGTATGGCCTCGATAAGTTGATCCACGCTTTTACCCTGAGATGCCGCCAAGTCACCAATATTGGTCAGTTCCGCCGTAGTAGGCTTAATACCTCTATTAACGAGTTTGATATAAGCTTCCGTCCATTCCTTTAGAGAACCAGGAGTATCTGCCGCCAATTGCTGCAGCATTTTCATCGCTTCAGCAGCTTTTTCCTGTGACTGCAAAGTATTGCGAAGGACCGCTTCATACTTAGCAAACTCCTTTCGGGTGGAATAAACCTTGGAAGCCACCTCCTTAAGATAACCCGCCAACTTAACAAGGATGAAAGCTGCAACAGCGGCTTTCAGTTTAGAAACGGCAGACTTTGTTAAATCAAACTCCTTTTTTACATTCTTGCCTGAATTTTTAAGTTCGGCCATTCTCTTACGAACATCTCCCAACTTCCTGCTAAGTTTAGCATACTCCTCCGGATCTGCAGCTTCCGACATGTCATCAAGTGTCGCAGTCAACTCCTTGGCCACTTTCTTGAGTTGTCGACCGGTCATGGCGTTTATATTTAGCGACCTGGTTAGTGTGCCAATTTTCTTATTATTGTCGGATATCTGTTTGGAAAGTGACTTAGTCTCTTTTTCTAGATTCTGATACCTTTTAGAATTCTTCTTGCCTTGCGCCTCGAGCTCAATCATCGCTGTACGACGCTCCTTTTCTTCCTTCTTTAGTTCCTTTGTGGCCTTGGTCAATTCATGAATGTCCTGTTGGGCCTGACTTGATTCGGCAGATACAATGTACTTGATTTCGTCTTCAGACAAATGTTTCTTTCCCATATTACCAATTTTGAGACTGTTCGTAGATTAATGCTTGTTCTAATTGTTCTCGGATAGTGCTTCGAATAGCTTCATTGTAACCGTAACGCAATTCCGGGAAAGTTTCATGATAAAGTACTCCCCAAACCGTGCGATTATACAAAGCAAGTTTGCTCCGGATATGGCGGGAAATTCTGTCATCACCACGTCGATAACGGATATCAAGATAACGGAGATACGGGAAAATGCGGATGAAGTACTCTTGCTTTCCTTCAGATTCCTGAATAGTAAATGGCCGGCGTTGCAGACTTGATAATAATCTGCCTGACCGGGTATTCAGGTTAGTGCGGACAACATTCTCCTGGGTTTGATAAATAAGATTGATACCTTGCGAAATTGTATCATGTACAAATCGTTGCTTGACTAAATCTTCTGAAATCATATTCGCTATTATTTTCAGCGAATGTAGCAAGGGAAAGAAGGAAGGTAAAGGACAAAAAAAACCGGAGAGCAAATGACTTACCCTCCGGAACTTAATTATTTAGTATTCTTCAGTTCAAGCATCCACCTGAAATCACACCCCGATGCACCGGGACGGTTTTGGAATTTAAAGCCGGCATCCGTCATAGCTTTAAAAATATCATCTTTCGATATATTAGCTCCCGGATCTAGTTTTTTTATAGATTCGTAAACTTCATCAGTAGTGAACCAGTGAGTTGTGTGCCGGGCATCCCATGCCGGTTTAAAGGTTGTTTGCAAAGCAGCGATATAAACGCTGACATCTGTTATCTTTTCATCTCCCATTGTTGACCTCCTTCTTTTCTATCGAATCATTAATAGCAAAATTTAAAACCTGAATTAGTTCAAGCATTTCTTCACGTGAAATTGCCTGAAGTACAAAGTTACCGTCACAATCGATAGAGAAAACTTCGTTCTTCCTCCCATCGTTATAATATCCGGTTTCTTTATCCACGTAGAATCGACGCCTGCTCATGTTCTTCTCCTCCTTTCGATTCTATCATTTCACGAGTTCCTTCACCAAAAGAATAATGTCCACGAACCGGCGAAAACGAAACAGAACAAACCGGTTGATAATCATCGTGGCCAACTTTGACACTAAATTGTCCGCCATGTGCATCCAGGTGTCCACGACTGAAAGTGATAGTTTTTGTTTTGGGGTACTTTTTATTAAGTTCCTCCACCTTTGTTTCAAAGGAACATTTCAAAGAATCAAGGGAACATTCATCGGAAATAAGCAAACGGTCAAAGGATAATGCAAACTCGCACATCTCCTGCCCCTTCTTATTCACATTAGAATAAGTTTGAACATGGTGAATAAAAAACATCATGATTGACCTCCTTTCTGCGTTGATATCGTAATGTACTGCCCTGGGGAAAGTTCGATAGAGGTAGTATTCCCGGAATAAGAAACTAAATAAGATTCACTGTTTTCTGCAAGCAGATTAGCCAGTCCGCTAAAATAATTTTGCAACTTGCTTACCGGCACTAAGGTCGGTCTTTTTTTTCTTTTCATAATGATGTGACTTTTAGCTTTAGGCAAATTCTCTTGAAAATAAGAACGGCTGCCATTTCCCGCTTCGCTAAAAGTCACATCATTAGTCCGCCTAAGCGTTTAATAAATGTTGGGAAAGAAGGCAGCCGCCATATCTTTATATTTTCGCACATCGTACTCTTGGCTTCAAGAACACGATAGGTATGGGCACAAAAAAAGCCCACTGTTTCGTATGAGCATTATCCGTTGCTTTCGGCATCGACTAACGATGATGTAACTTTTAGCTTTTGCAAATATGAGGATAATATTTGGAATGGCAAAAAAATGATAAGCTATTTTTCATATTGAATAGAAGTAACTTTCCCATTTTCAAGATAAACATATTTATCAGAATACACCCACTGTTCATGTTTCCCCCACTCTCCTTCTGAAATATTCTTTTTCAAAGGAGGACCACATATTATTTCACAAGTTCTTTCATCAATACCCAATCTCAATTCTCCATATTGTTCTCTGATTTTTTCATTTTCATTCATTTTAATATTAGTTTTTCTTCCTACTTCATCTTCTACTAATAATAGGTTTCCAAGAATTCTTGTTGAATTATCATCGAATTTCAACACTTCACTATACGTGGCACCTTCCTCAATATAATAATCAATACATTTCTTTGGATTTCTTCCAAAATCTAAATAAAACAATCGCCCAATCATATTAGAACGAGTTTTCTCATAATATCCTTGGACAATAAAAGGAAAACCTAATTTTCCATAATCGAAATATAATTCTTCATTTGTTTCTTTATTTTTCAGATGAATATACACATCATCAATATATGCGCGCGTTTTTCTTTCAACGCCTATCACTTCAAAGTATTTGCCAGCAACAGCTTCATACTTAGTCTTACGGCTATAAGCTCCGCCAATAGGGTGATATACTTTTCCTTTTATATCTTTTTTAAAATCGTAGAAGCCCCTTTCTTTTTCATTCTCAGTTTTAGGCAGATAAAAAGTCTGTCCAATATACTGTTCTAGTTGAGTCTTATCTAAACAATTTTGGATGCTATCATAAGGTAAAGAAACTATTTCTGTTTTTACTTTATGGATGACTTTTACTTGCGAGGACACATTTAAGCTAACTAGTAATATTGGAATTAATACTATCTTCTTCATTCTGTGTGTTTTTAAAGTTATCTTACAAAGATAAAGTTTCAAACACACATTATAATAAAATTAAGAAAAAATGTTTCAGTATTTGTACTTTTAGGGAAATAGAACTATTTATATACAAATAATTAAACTAACGGTGCTAAAGGACACCAGGAAAAAGAAACAGTTATGGAATATTTTATTGTAATAAAATCAAAGTACCCCAAATTTAACTTCGAAAAATGCAAAGCATTAGTACAAGGTAAATTATAAGAAAAAGTCCCCCTCAGTCAGTGACCAAGGGGGATTTTTTTAGTTAATCTGATATGCCTTATTTACTCTTTGGATAATAGTTGAAGATGTTTTATCCAGCTGAGGATTAATCGCAGTATCTTCAATCGGATAATGAGCAATGATAAGATTTAAATCATGCTCTCTATATTCTTCAATCACGACCTCACACTCTGTTCCATCTTTGTCAAAGGTAAAACGTAAATAAAACTCTCTTCCATCCAAAATAATAATCACATATACGAAATCCATTATTTTCCTATCTGTCGATATCTTCGGAGTTATCAAAGCTACTGTATCCATAGGATAGTAACTTAAAAAATCTTTTATGAATTTATCTCTATTCATTTTCTTATGTTTTTAAAGATTATTTTTTATGGTCATATCTTTTATTTTAGTACCAATTTCTTTCAACGCAGAATTCAATATTTTAATCTCCTTATCCGTGAATGAAACGGTCTTACCATGGACTATGTTACCGTTCAGTCTTTGATAAAACCAAGAAGAACTCTTCCCAAAATAATCCTCAGCCAGTTTGGATACAGACATGTAAGGCAAAATAGACTCCATTTGCTGACGGATGGTAAGTGTTCTTTGTATCTCCCTGGCTTCGCGATGTATTCGTTCAAAATCATGTTCGATGCCTGTTGTCAAAGCCTCCAGCTCTGTCTCATTCATTGAGTCCATCAACTCCGTGAGTTCCTGGTCAATGTCCGCACGTTCTGCTTCTGAACTCTGCTTCCAAAGTTCTTTCAATTCAAAAAAACGTTTCATCTTATCCATAGTCACCTGTTTTAAAAGTTTCATAAAACAAAAAAAGGAAGTCCGCCCCCTTGGCCTTTGGGGGCGGATTCCTTCTACTGGAGTTGTTTACTAAGCTGCTTGATTTCTTCCTCAAGCCATTTAATTTCCTTATCCAGTACCGCTTTCATGTTTTTACTCCGAGGAGCTAGTTCATGATACTTGCGGAGATAGAAGATGAGGTCTTGCTCTAATTCTTCTATCCGAGCCTTTAGCTCATTGTCATTATTCATAAGAGCTCTTGTCTTAATGACAATACAAAGATAAGAAATTTATTATCAACGGCAAAATTTATGATAACATTTTTATTATCGCATTGATTATTTAACAATTACATAACCAAAAGCTATTAAATCTTTCAAAAAAATCTCCGGTGAATCAGCCCGGACAACTTTACCGGTCTGATCCCGATAGCGGTCTGCGAAGTTGAACATATATTCCTGGTCCGTACATTCGGAATCAAAACGGCTACCCTCACGAAGCTTGGATACAAAATCTGCAGCGCAGGTGGCGGTTATTGTTCCGCCATCCTGCAATAAGTAATTTCTATTATTCATTATCTACTAAGTTTTTTAGTTCTAAGTTTAAAGTATGTTTTTTGGTCGTTAGTCAAGAAAGGCAAGTTCTGAAGCGTCGTTCCTGTTTCAACTTTCGCCTGTTGCGCAAAGGTAATCATTCGGCCTAAAAAAAGAACCCAGTTACTAATCTTTGTGAAGTTCGTTGAACCTCCGTGTTGGCGAAATTCCACCGTCCGGTGGCGGGCGTAAGCTTCAAGGTTTACTTTGTGGTAGCGGTCGTTTCCAAACGCTGCCCGAAGGTTACTCACCGTGTTCGCCTCTAGAATTCTTCTTTCCGAAATACCGCTTAAGCTTTTGCAGTAGTGGTTGTTTCTACGGCTCGTCGGCATGAAAGCGTTTATCACGTTTTCTATATTTTTGTAGCTCAATGCTAGGTTTTTCCAAGTGTTCATTGTGAAATCCGCTGCATCCATATGAACGTGCAGTCCGCAGGAATCGTTTACTTTTACGTCGCAAAAATCAAGTACCCAACATACTTTCTCCAGTTCTCTCAATCCGCTTTCCCCCTCAAGTATAGGGCTTACTAGTTCGAAAGTATTGCTACCGCAAAGGCTTCCGTCTGTTACCAGTTTCCAGTGCTCGCTAGTAGTATGGTTGTATCCTTCAACCGCTACGTTTATCCCGGCTTCCCGCAGTTCGCGAGCAAGGCGTTCGCGAGTGCAGTTATATGCTTCAATCTCAACTCCGAAGCGGCGGTTAAAAGTATAGTCTATTTCAGGTAAAAAAGCGGCTGTAGAAGTTGCCGGTGCAAAGGTTCCGGCTTCAAGCATCTTCTTATATACGTTTTGCACAAAACCGTAATTTCCGTTTGTTACAAGGTCTGCAACCTGGCGGCGGGTCAATCCTAAAAGTAGCAATTGTTGTATCTTGCTAGTCTTTGTTATTCTCTGATTTAAAATGTTGTTAATTTGCTCGTTCATAATGCTTTATCCTTTATTTTTGTACTTCAAAGATAACACAATAAGCCCGGACAACGCAGTGATAATCCATTTATTATCAGATACTTAGCTTTGTTTAGCTTAAGCTAAAATATGATACAAAAAGGTCTGAAATATGACTATTCCAGACCTTTTATTATCAAATCTATTAGTTAGAAAACAGATATACTATCTCCATTATCCATGAGCATGGTATTACCGTAAATACATACAACTCTTGAACTACATACAGTCCATTCGTAACCATCGCAAGTATATACTTTCTTTTGGTAAGTAACTTTCTGTCCTTTTTTGTAATTTTTCTTTTCAAACATGGCTTATTATCTTTTATTATTGTACAGCTAAGATAACACTATTATGACAAACAAGGTAGCAATTACCCTCTTATTATCAATCAATTAGCTTAGTTTAGCTGAACATAAAAAAGAGACAAATACGCTATTTTTTTCTCCTTGACTTGTATGTTAAACAGACGGCAATTACAAAAGCCATCAACAATACTCCAATCGCCCATCCTCCTAGTTCCATCTTAACTTTTTCCCAACGGTTCAATTCTTTTTCAACTGGATAGGGAACTTGAACCGAATCGGTTTTCATTATTGTATCCGTTCTACTGAGGTATTGATACTTATACAGGTATTTATATTTATACTGATATATGGTATCCCCTTTTATTAACACAAAAACACTATCACATTGATATACACTATCAGTCCGGATACTATCACGTGTTTTGTACTCAGTGCGAACGGATTCAACCGGTATATATTGAGTTCGGCAGGATACAAGGCACATGGCCAATATCAGCAATGTGAAAATGCAAATCCATCTCATGGCCGAATAACGATATTAGGTAAGAAGTTAGCAAATTCAGCTCGGACATCGAAGCATGGACACGCTTTGATAAATTCGTTTGGTTCTACCTCTCCATTTCCATTTAAATCCGGCGAAGTATCACGATGGCCTAACAACTCCTCAATAGGATACTCTTTGCAAAGTTTAGCAATCAAATTACGCAATGCCATTTTTTGCGCATCAGTTCGAGTATCAGCAGGCTTTCCATTCGCATCCAGTCCTCCAATATAGCACACGCCAACCGAGTGCTTATTATAAGATGAATCACTGAATCCTCTCGTATTACAATGTGCTCCATCAATAGAAAGCGGACGGCCATTTTCGACTGTTCCATCGAGATCTATGACAAAGTTATAACCGATCTGATTAAAACCTCGCTGCCGGTGCATACGGTCTATGTCCCTTGCACGCAAATCCTGTCCGGCACGGGTAGCAGAACAATGGATAATAATTGCATCAATTTTCTTCATTTTACATTCTCCTTATCTTTAGGGTTAATTACTATTCTCAGCGAGCAGTCACTCTTATAACACTTCAATCCTTTGTAGTAGATTAGTTTAGATTTGAGTTCTGCAATTTCATTACATTTTATATTAATTACTTCCGAATGTTCCCGGGAATCACTCTGAACCTTTTCCAATAGTTCAAAATAATCTACCTGGAATTTTGTCAGCTTTGCAAGCAGGTAATCATACTGGTCTTGTTGCAAATCTATATCCTTATGTTTTGCATCAGCTGTAGCGGCATTTGCATCAGCCCGCAACTTATCTCTTTGAGTTTTATAATAGATGAATTGGAAAATATTGATACCACTCAAAGAGGTTGCCAAAACACCCAATAACCACACCATCATCACTCACGATTTATTAAACGTTTTATATCAAACAGATCTGCCCCTTGCCTTTCAAACATTAGCGTCCAACCTACTGAAGCAAATTCCTTTGCCACAAATGGCTTTATCTGACAGGATTCGGATAGTTCCTTAAGCCAAGGCGTTCCCTTCTGATCAGAAAGCATGGCCACACGTAATTGCTTCATCATATCAAGTGTTCTTTTGGACATGATCGACTCTTCTATCAAATCAGATTCTGAAGACTTAGCGGCAATTGTAACAGCCATCTGAATTTCGTCATGGATATTATTCTTCTGATCTATTTTAGACATAATATCACCAATTTCAATGAATAAATATGTCCCGGTCAGGAGCTGATCAACACGTTGCTTAACCGAATCGAAACTCTGTCCAAAGACGAAATGGTTCAGCCCTTTAATCCGGGAGTGTACAGGCAACTCTTTAATTTCCTCTATGAGGGCTGCATATTCCGGCAATTCGCTCTTCCCTTTAGCAAAAATCTCAAGAACATTATTATGCTCCGGGAACTGAGCGTAATATTTAAGAATCTCAAAAATCATATGATTTGTTTTATTAATGAAATTGGCAAACCTGTATTCTTAGCAATATCAACAAGAGGCATTTCTGTAAAACTCATACTCTGTATCGCTTCTATCAGCTTCTTACGCAAAACTGTCAGATACTTGATTATATTCATCTGCTCAATCGTTGATATATCCCCTAAACCATCACCGCTCAAGTTGTACAATGACTCAACCGCACCGGTTGTTATCGGACTCTTCTTTTCATTCTCTCCGGCAACCAGGATTCGAAACTGAGTAGCGGAAAACAAGTAGTTGATAAACGACGAAAAATTGAATGCAATACTTTGCAAAGTATCATCAGACAGTCTTTCAAACGACTTAGCTAAAGTGTGTGCGGATTCCGAATTATACACTCCTGGATGGTACAAGATAGCGGCAAGCAGTGGCAATGTATTCTTATCGCATCCCAACAATGAACGGGCCTCTATAAATTGTAAAGCTGTAAGGGAACAAGTTAGTTGATTAAAGCTAGTATCAATAGTATATCCGGAATACAACTGTCCTTGTATAGAAACGTACGGGATTAACTGCGCACAAAAGCAACTATTCAATACAAACTTATAATCCAGTTTTGAAAGATAGCGGGCAATGGGTAAATCCAACCTTTCCGGTGGTGTTCTCTTAGCTTTAATATAGTCTTCCCTGGACAACTCCTGAAGAGCAGCATCCTGATCCGGATAAGATACCCGGAAAACAAAATCGACTTGTTCACCTAACCATGCAAGATTAGACAAAGTTTCCTCATCCTTAAATTGCACCAATCGACGTGGGTCCCACCCCATTGCACGGCAAACATGTTTGACCTGAAGCATTCCCGGCGAGAGTTTACCCTTTGTCACTAGATTCATATCAGTCATAATTCCTTCAAACAATCCCGGTGTCAATTCTTCCCAGGCGTTCGGAATCCCAAGCTTATTTTGATGTACGCAAAACTCAATCATGGCATCAGCTGTATTTTATCTTCCGGTTGATTAAAGGATGTTTCAGTCTCGATATCTGTTATTTCAGGATCAGACAATAATAAGTCTATATCTTTAATCAAACCACTAGCCTGATTCTGTAACTGCATAGATAGAGCGAGCAATCTTTCCTGTTCATCCTTTCCGGATCTACTCGCCTTTGAATCATCAAAAAGATTCCGAATTGTAGTTGGAAACTCTAGAATGTCGAATCTGGTCAATGCAACTGATACGACCATCTTTGCAAGTGCCCGGTTAATTAGCGACAAAACAGACGGCTTTGCCTTCCCACGTTCGATATATCCGGATAGAGTCTCCTCTATGATTTCAACTTGTATCGGGATACAACGGAAAAAGAAAAGATACGATAAATCAATGCAGTATAGCAGGTCAAATTCCTCCGTAGTCTTTATCTGCAGTTTATCGAGCATTTTGTAATACCTGGTATCTTTCCATCCCAAATCCTCGGTTGTATTCAAAAGCGCAATGAGTGAATCCATCGCATTGTAATAATTCTCATAATACGCTCTTCGTATAGCTTCCTGCTCATACTTGTAAATGTCAATATTTGCTTTTCGCTTCCGGAGTACATCAAAAGCTGTATCACTCGCCATCGTGAGATTAGCTAATGCTGTACGAAGATGATCGTATAATTCGCCCCTCCCTTGCTCTATGATATTTTTATAGACAGGAACACTTACAATATTCGCAATCCGCTTATATGCAGTGACTGCATGGCTATTGAGCATCTGCAAACTCGTATTCGCATCAATACCAGGCGCAAACTCCGCAAATCCGGAAATATCGGTAAATAAGTCTTTCAGTATCATGATTGTTGTTTATTTAATCGTTCATCAGGAGTTACTTCTTCTTGTCGGCTCGGAGTTTCACGATAGAAGCCAAAGCGATATCCTTGCTTATATAGTTCCGGGAAGTTTATCTGAATAGCCATATTAAAGGGCTCTGAACAGATTTCATCATCCGGTGTAAGAGACATCAAGTAAATCAGATAATTGTAATATACGTCAGCTCCGGACTTTGAGATAACGCCATCTTTTGAAACTGACGAGATAGAGGAATCGAGTCCAACCGATGATAAGAGGACTTCGTCAGCTCGTTTATCATAGGAAATAAGAGCGTCAATATACTCTTTGTATTTCAGGTCTAAGACCTCAAACTTCCAACGTTCTTCCTCACCGCTTCCAGTTTTAAAACTGATAGTAGCGTAAGCCTTCCCCTGGTTGTCCGCTCCGGAGAGATATTCGCTTATACTACGAAGTTCCTGCTTGAGATATTTAAGAAAGTACGACTCTTTATAGGCCGTTCCAATTTCAATCCCATTATAGGTAAGAAGAGCCTCGTTTTTCCTTTTTCGCTCTTGGTTTTCATTGCATATTTTTGTTATTTGCGCACGTTTAGATTCAACCCATGCGTTCGGGATAATTATATGAATTTTTGCGGCCAACGAGTTTTTCAAGAAGGAATTTATGTAATTAGCCGTATCATTTGACCCCTTGATATAGGCTTTTGTCCCTTCGTGAGTTTCATTTACACCGTAGAATTCACTAACCGATTTTTCACGGTGATGGGATATCGCAGCATACTTAATATTGCGGATATCCTTAATCACCAGGCGTGGGTAAAATAAATATTTAGAAACGCCATAACTCCAACGCCCAACTGCGATATGACTGAAGTCTTTGTAATTGATCAACTCTGTGATAACATCTCTTTTTTGTGTAGCCAACCGGCATCGTCTATTCTCCATCAGCTCAAGCCCGGCCACTGGACGTTGCTCCCCTATACGGTTGCCAAGCGTCATGCGCCATTTCACAAAATAGTCCCGGAAGTAATAGTAGTTCTTTATATTCCCCTTTGCTACTTCTTTGTAATCCGACTCTAGCCCCCTGTCTTTCCAGGACTCAAGCCAGGCTGTTATCTCCGGACAATCCACCCATTCTTTGACAAGCTTCCCGTCTTTTATGCTTTTGATGTATATAGCCGGTCCAAGGCCATAAAGCATATTAACCTGTTTGGTAATCAAGCGGGGTAATAAACGATTCTTTTTGATATCGCTTTCCACCTCCTCGCACTTCATGTTATTCGCTCCTCGCGAACATACATTGAAGCCTCCAATCGACTGCCAATTGTAGTCTGCAGGGAGAACAACATTTGAATTAACAAACCCAGGGTCCTTTAGCCCTGCTGTGGGATTCGTACCTAATTGAAAGGAAATGATATTGCTACTATCCCCATAGCAACCATAATTCCCCAACATCTCTACACTATCACTCATAACCAGTCTATTTTATGCAATTTATATCCATCTTGAGGAAACCCCATATAGCGAATAAGTATGCGATAGCACATCTTAGGATTACTGTTCCCGTCGTTAAAGAGAAAGAAGTTCTCACTATCAATACTGAATCGCTCCTCCGGAAGCTGTGTCCGGAATGTACACCCTTCCTTTACTGCCAACTTCTCGGAAGCCTCTCCTTTCTGCCTTGAGTAAGGGAAGAAGGCAATAGTGAAGCAGCCATTCGGCAGTTTTGATATCTCCTTTGCCCATTGCAGTGCAACTATTCCTGTCATCGTCGTTTCCATGCCCGAAATTACCGTTTTCACCCCCCTTTCAAAAGGACGTGCCCGGGCTCCTGTCATATTTCCTTACAAATGCATTTTTCTGCACCTCGAACCGCTTTTTCAGCGGGGCGTGGAGAATTTCGCCTTACGTTTTTTTCGTTTTTTGTTTTCAAAAGACTGTTTGCCTGTCAATCTGCATTTTACATATAAAAACGATGTCAAAAGTATGATATTATACAAAATTTACAGATAACTATATTATTCTAGTATGTACATTATAGCCCTATATTTTCGGGTAAATCATCCGGTATATTTCTTAATTCACCTTGTATCCTATCACCGTATAGCCCGAAAAGTAGGTAAATTAGTGCAGAAGGAAGCTGTGTTGTAAGTCCCGCCTGATGTTTCAATGGTACTTTTACTTCAGAAGATTTATCTAGCTCAATGCGCCCATCTGTTTTCTTTAAAGGCGATAACGGAATAGCACTACAAAGATTCGGGCATTCATTTTCATCTATCCGGCACACGGGCAACGCATTACTTCGCTCACCAAACAAGAGCAATAAAAGCTTAAATTGCTGCCAATGGTAAATTGTAGACTGCCCCTCGTTCATAAGTTCAACAGAAAATCCATAACTCTCTAGTTCTCTTTTCAATATACGAGCATCAGACGTAATTTTTTCAAGGTCCTCACGTCGTTTATTGGCCGCCCGGTCATGGTAAAGCACGATGCGTTTATTAATCGCATCAGTTCCGAAAAATTCAAAGATTTGTTTTGCTAGCTCCGGCTGTTCTGCCGGATAATAGCAAGTAAATTCTTTTAGAACCCGGAGCTCATGGCCATAATCTTTCTCCTGGGCAGCAACGATACTGGAAAAGTGTCCGGGGTCGTAACCTAAAAAGACCGGTTGACGTTTATCATAATACTTTAGATACCTGGAAGTTAACACAAAGTGTTCACGCAAATCAAGCTTCAAAATTGATTCATAGCGATAGCCGTCAGCGAACTGGTGCTTGTCTTTCCGGTAGTTTGCAAAGAATTTATTAACGACTTCCTTCTTACGGATTGCACAAATAGAAGTCAAAAACTCATCGATATCAAGTGACTCAAGCTGTGTGCGAAAAAATTTAGGCCCTAGGATATCTTTGTTCGCAAAAGAAGACGCACGGATATAGTAACTCGCATTTCTACGCATATCCGCAAGGCGTGGTTTCCAGGCTGCTACAACACGTTTTGCCTTCTCTGTTTCCAAACGTAGAGTTTCAATGATAACAGGGTTCTTTTCCTCTCTCATCCGGAGATTATTACGGTATATTTTATACAAGGCTGCATGCAGATACAAGGAAGCTGACGCAATCTCATCAATAAGCTCCTGATTGACGTTGTTTTCATACTCTTCGTACCAATTATCTTCCCCTAAGTCCAAACGGGCAGTATCCGACACGCCGGTTATTCCCTGGTAATAATGTGACATACGGATAGAAGCTGAAGAACCACGTAGGGAGGGGAACAAACGAGTTTTTAACTTCTCTCCTTTATTGTGTTTCATCTCCTCGACGAAGGCGTGCACTCCACTTCGACCGGCAACAGACTCAGGCTGATCAGAACTCACCATTTGCAGGTGATGGCCATCGCGAAACAGAATGCTATGCTTTGGATAAGCAATCGGATATCGAGGCTTTCGGAAATGAGAAGGTATTTTTGTTTCCCCTACGATGTAATCAATACCATATTCAAGCATGGAACGCCGTCCATCACCAACCGGCTTGGAAAAATAAGCCTGGATATTAGGCCACACATTGGTCATTAGGGCCACATATGTTTTATGAACCAGGAAGGAAAGTTCTCCAGGCATATCGTTTGCGACACGGATGATACGTGGTCCCATTACCCCTTCAGTTTTACCCGTCGCACGACCGGCTTCTACAATGAGCACATTTGAGTCGATTAGATTCGCCTTAATCTGCATCGCATTTTGATAGCATTCCTCAAACGATGCAGTCAGATCCAAAGTGCCGGCATTAGCACTAAGAGATTGCGATGATTGTGAATAAAGTTCTATACCCATACTATTCCCCCGTCTCTTCAGGTTCTATAATTTCAGCTTCCTGAATATCTGCATCACGCAACAAGCGTTTCTTGTCAGCCTTTTCAATAGGGAGAGAATCAATAAGGTTGATATAAAATCCTTCATTATTCTTACGAGCAATCTCCTTGATTGATTTCTTCTGAAAACCGAGATCTTCAGGAGCAAGATTCGGAGAAATAAGGAATACAATACCAAGGTCACGGTCTGCTTCGGCTATTTCCGAGGCTCTACGCCGACATTCCAAGGCTGCATTGTAACATTTCTCCTGTGTCTTGTAATCTCCCCTTACAGCACATAATTTCGCTAAATCCTCGTATTTATCTGCATAATTAGACTCCCATACTTTGATAGATACATTATTGTCGATATTAAAGTAATTAATAGCGGCATAAATACGGGCTTTACAGGTTCGCTCATCAATATTGATTTGTTGCGAGGCATTAATTCTCTGTCGCAGCAACTTCGCTGCTCGAGTAATATTTCTCTCATACTCAAATATCTCAGCCGCCCACTGTAGCTGCTTTAAAAATAGCCGAATTTCTTCCGGGATTCCTGCACAACGTCCTGTCGTCAGGAATTCCGATATCAGATCGGGATGTATCTTATCAAGGGTATCTAATTGCGTCATATTATACTCCAAATAATTGTTTACGAAGGTCTAATTCGACACGTAAATTCTTACGTTCCTCTAGGGTATTGATGGCATCAATGTCACCATCTTCAGCTTTCTTCGCTAATTCTGCATCGATATTATATTCTCCTAAAGCACGGCCATTTTCATAGGCGTCATAATACACATCTCCAGTAAGGCCAACCCGGAGAATCAATGCCATTTTTTCCTTTCCACGTAGTCCGAGCAAGCTACAAATACGTTGTGGAGTGTACCCAAGTGCACCAAAAGTACGCACCTGGGATACATATTCCTCACCGATTAAAGTCGCTTTATCTATATCCGAAGTAGGTGTAAGCTCGTTTTTCATACAATAAGCTTTAAAGTATCTTCAGCGATAATCAACTCTCCCCCACGGATGAGTTGGACAGCCTGCTCCGGAAACATTGCTCTGTATCGAGATATAGTTGCAGAGACGTATCGAGGATCTATTTCCATCGCATAGCACACCCGGTCTGTTTGTTGACACGCCATGAGCGTAGAACCGGAACCTGAGAAGAAGTCCGCTACAATCTGTCCTGGCGAACTGGAGTTGCATATAGGATAAGCCATTAATGCAATAGGCTTCATTGTTGGATGAATAGCATTGCGTTGTGGTTTATCGAAGTTCCAAACAGTAGTTTGTTTTCGATCTGAATTCCAATAGTGACCGGCACCCGGCTTCCATCCGTAGAGGCAAGGTTCGTGTTGCCATTGGTAATCCTGACGTCCCATGACCATTGAGTTTTTCACCCACACGCAACATTGCGCTATTTTAAATCCTACCTTCCGGAGTGATGCACGGAAGTTCTCACCCTCACTATCAGCATGGAACACATAGTAAGAGCCACCCGGCTTCAAAATTGAGAACATTACCGTAAATACCTGTCGAAGGAAAGTAGCAAACAGATCGTTTTCCATTGAGTCATTCTGAATAGTCAGTTCATCCTCAGTCGCTCCCTGGTAGGCTACATTGTACGGAGGATCTGTAACAAGCAAGTCAGCGTATTGACCGTTCATCAGTGCAGACACATCAGCTTTGGTTCGGCAATCCCCACACATCAGACGATTATTTCCAAGTAACCAAACATCTCCAGGCTGAGCAAAAACGGTTCCTGGCAAATCTTCTTCTTCAGAAGGAATAGAAAAATCAATCGCATCTTCCTGTACATTTTCAGACTCATGCTCTTGTGCAAACAAGGGAGTCCCGATAGAATAATCAACGGCCTTGACCTCATAACCTAGATTAAAACGCTCCATTGTATCACCATCAATATTGTACTTTTTAAAAAGTAATGTATCGGGATTCTTTGTTGCAAACTCCGAGTTATACGCTGCAATTTCTTCTACAGCCTCTTTCTTATCTGCTGCAAAAATTGGTTCGTAGGGTATTTCAGGTATTGTGAATCCTGATTTACGTAACGCCAGTAATGCTTTACGCCGTTGATGAGCATCGATGATCCACAATTTTCCATCAGGATCCTTCCAGGCTTTGAATGCATACTTGAAACCACGGGTGATAATAAGCATCTGTAGTTTCGATAATTTATCAGGATCCGATTTCTTGAAATCCTCCTGAAGCTCTAAGAACGAATCCAGCGGGGCGGTCGGTAAACCACCCAAATTAAATACTTCTATTAGCTTTTCCATAATCTACTTTGATTCTTCGA